GTTTGGGTGTACGAGCCAGGGCCGCCCGGAAAATAACTCGGACCAAGCCCTTGGGAGTTGATGACCCCGTTCGCAGCGGCGATGTACTTCGGCCCCGGTCCACCGACAAAACTGGGATTGATCCATTGCGGAATGCCGGGCTGTCCGGCTTGACCGAACTGGATCGATCCGTTCGAGCCCGCCGTAACAAACGCCGAGTTGCAAGTGACCGAGCCTGCGAACGTATGGACCGAGTTCGCCTGACCTCCGAGATAGCCACTGAAGAACGAGGAAAGGGCGTAGCCAAAACTGCTGCCCGCATTGTATGTGTGATTTCCGTAGGCAATGAAGCCTTGAAACGCCTCGAACACAGCAAACGATGCGTTTCCACCTGACGCCGTGTCTACGTTGTACAATCGAGAGCCCGCGCCGGAATAGAAGATCGAGTAGTATAGTCCGCTTGGGTTGATCGTCGCGCAGAGGTTTTTGACCGTCAGTACGTTCGGGCCTCCAACGGAGATGGCACCGACATTGGTTGGAGCGTTGATGAAGGTCGAGGTCTTGCCGGCACCGTTGATAATCAACTGAGGACCGGGGAATAATGGCGTTTGAACTCCCTCGGTATAGGTGCCGGCCGCAACCTGCAGCGTTGCCGTGTAAACGCTCGGGCCATACTTGAAGACTTCATTGACGCCGCGCGTGATGGTCTTAAACGGTCCGTGCGGGCCTGAGACTGTCGGCGACGTGCCGTCATAAAGCGAGTCATCGCCGGTCGTCGCGTTGATGTACCACGTCGTGTTCGCAGTCAGGACCGGCAGAAAGCCGCCTGTCGGAGTCGCAGTGAAATTGATGCCATAAAGTTCGAAGTTGTTGTGCAACGAGCTATAGCAAAGTAGCGAGCGATAACCGGCGGGCATGTCACCTGCGGCGAGCGCAGTGCCACCGCGCCTGACGATGTTCTTTGCGCCGAGTGCATTGACGTTCACAACAGCCGGGCCATCGTTCGTCACGCTCGGCGTGACCCAAATGAACATGCCGTCATAATAGCCAAGCGGTGGCGGCGATAGCGTGATGTTGAGATTGTTCTTTGTGCCGGTGTCGATGCCCCTCCACATGCGACCCGATTGGATCGAGCGCGCCAACTGGTGCAGGTCTGCATTGTCCGGTGTGAGTGCGCCCGCATCCATGATCAGGTTCACGATTTCGCGCTGCGGATACTCGATGGACTCGGCCGGCGGGATCGAGCCTGCGCGCCCGACTGAGGGATCGCCATTGATGTACGGCGTATCACCCCACGTCACTTCGGGCGGTTTCCCATAGGGCTGATTGTATCGCATGCGCGCGTCCTCTCGCGGCGACAGTCGCCGTGTTTCGGATCGGAAGTGAAGTAATGACTAAGGCGTCCCCGCCATCGGGTCGCTCGGCGGACCCGCGCCGGAATAATCGAACAGAGCTATCGTGTGCGCTGGCTTGTACCGGTTGATCAGGCACTCAAGATCGTTGGCGATGCCGATGCGCAGATGAGGATCAACACCGACGATGCCGGACGCGGACCGAAACCACATCAGCGACGAAGCGTGGACATGGACCACGAAGTAGTAACGGTTTTCGATTGGCCCCAAACCGTAGTTCGGCCATTCGCTCAGCTCGCCCAGCTCCACAGGCGTGCCGTTCAGATTGAGGATGATCTGGCCCCATTGATTGTGCATGGGATTGGAGCCATCGCCGTAAACGCGATTGTCCCCGCAGGCATCCAGTCCGACCATGAACGGCCGAAACTCGCCGATCGTGACGTTGTAACCGACCTGCGCCGCGATATTGATCAGGAATTGCCAGGACTGTGCGCCCTGCAATGTCATGCGCTGTACGAGCGCAAAATGCCGCGCTTCAATCGTCTGGGGTGCCTGCATGCAGGGATCGGGCAGTCCCCAATTGCGCTCCCAATCTGGCAGCAGCTCCACAGTCTTTCGAGGATCGCTTTCGATCTCCAAGAGATCAGCCGCGCAACCGTCGACAAATTCCCAGATGCACGACAGGCCGTGAACAAGCTGCATCGTTATCGTGTCGCGCCAGCGCGGCCATGCCAGTCCAAACGGCAACAGGTCTGCAAGTGCTTCAGTGTAGTCGGCACAGTACCTTCTGATGTGCCGATCAGGCATAGTTGATCGTTCCGATGAAGGGCATATGACCCACATCAGGCATCGGCGTCGTGTCGAACTCCAGCTCGAAGAAATTCACACCGACCGTCCCGCCGATGGCTTCCTCGACCCATGTGCGGTACATGGTCTGTCCAGGCTTCGACTTCTGATATTCCATGGCTTTGATGGATTGCTCGATACGCGCCTGAACGTCTGCCGTATCCTGATCGAGGTTCGAGATCGTGATGCTGTAGTAGAACGGGACGGGTGCCTCGACGAAAAAATCCTTCACCGTCACCGGACGCACCGTGTCGATGTAATCGTGGACCATCACGCAATCGTCCGGCATCGGCAGCCCGCGATTATCCGAACGCAGATCGTCCATCATGAAACGGACCGTCATCGTGCCCGGTCCCATTTCGGGAGCAGCCCATGCCCGCGTCACACCGGGGACCGACAAAGCCCATTCGATATAATCAGCCGCCGAACCGCCCATCGGCGGATTGCGAATGCGAAACAGGACGCGAGCGCGCAGTTGATCATCCGTCTCGGTATCGGCACCGCCTGTCATCTCCACAACGGTCGCCTGCGCATCGATGCCGGAGATCGGCGAAATGAAATCCACGCTGGTGCCACTGTCGGCATTGCCTATCGAACCAGCGGTCAGCGCTCGCGCTGCCACGTTCGTCGGCGCAGAACCCATCGTGATGTCGGCTGTTGTCTCATAGATAACGCCAAGAATTGAAAGCTGAGTGCCGGCTGGAATGACAAAGCCTTCAATGCCGGTCGCAACGACCTCTCCCTGTGCGTAGGTCGCCACCTTTCGCCCCGTGGTGCCATCGGCATTGACCAGCCAGATATTACCGTGGCGATCCAACCACTCACTCTCTGCCGTGTCGGGCAAGAGCTGCAGCGAAAGCCAATCGATGTAGCGCAGAACGAGATGCGCCAGTCCCGCCATCGCATCAGACATGACGCGCGCCACGGAATTGGCGATCAGCACCGCACCGGATAATGCAGCCGTCACATCGTTCCGTACCATCTCCCGAACGGTTCGCAGCGCTGGCGTTGTCCAGGGCATTTACATCTGCTCCCACAACATCTGAAAACGCAATTCGATGTTCTCTTTGGGTCCACGGAAAATGCGGACGCTGACATAGATGCGATCCACGGTCAGACGAATGCTGATCACCTCGAACGACGTGAAGACCCTTTGCTCAACGAATGGCTGCAGGGCTTCCACGGTATAGTCACGAGCCCGCTGCACCGTCGGACCTTCAGCCGAAGCGGCGTCGGTGATCTTGGCGCGGCGCAGAAGCCAGTGCCGCGAACCTATCGGCCAGCCGCCCCAGATTTCCTGCGCCTGATAGTTGCCCCACCAGCCTTGCCGGTCAGTGCTGTCCGGGTCCGGCAAAACATCCTCTTCATTCGCGAGCGCATTGGTGCCGAGCGCCACGCGAACTGCCGTTGCAAGCTCCTCAGACGTGTCGAGCTGGCCGTTCGGCAGCAACAGCATGTCCATGGTCATCGCTTCAAGGCTGACGACCTCTTTGATCCGGATGTCAGTCATGCGCTAAGCCCAACTATCGCGCGCGGCATGAAGGCCGGATGCACAACCTTGTTCTCGTCAACCAGCTCCTGCCAGCGCGACGCGTCCTGATAAATCAGGTTTGCCAAACTGAGCGCGGGCCAAGATGTGTTGTAATTGAAATGCACCAGACGCGGCAACGTCAGCGCAACGGAGCTGAGATGATTGATGATCGACCCGGCAAGCGCCGTCAGGTTCTCATAGGTCAGCGAGTCCATCCGGTCTGCTGCCTGATCCCGCGCGGCGTTGAACGCCGTGGTCATTCGGTTCATCATCTGCTGCACGTCATCACGCGACTTGAAGGTCGTCTGCGTGATGAACAGGCATTCCGTGGTCAGGCAGTAGATGATCGATGTCTCGACGACCAGCGTCGCGATCATGTCGGTCGGCTGCAACGCCATGATCTGCTGGCGCACCATCGCCACGGTGTCGGCCGTGATTGGCAAGGTGCGCGCGGCGACGAAGCAATTCCAGAGATCGGTGCCGAACGTCTTGTCCTGCAGATACGCAACACCATTGACGCGGACGAGGCCAACCAATCGGCGCATTTCGGCCGCCTGCAAACCCTTCGCCGACACCATCTGCAGCATGTAGTAGCAGATATTGTCGATGATCTCGGTGAGCTGCGCCTGCTCTGACTGGATCGTCATGGCGTCAACCCATAACCGCGAAACGCTGGCGCACCATTCGCCCAGACCGCATCGGTCGGTGCGCTATTGACCATATTCGTTGCTGCACTATCGGTCGC